TGTAGCCCTGGCCAGTAAGACTTCCTCTAGCCGCACGACAACCGGGCAGATCCACAACCCTGTCCAAGTCGGCACCTCTGGCTTCGGCCATCTCGTCCGCACGGGCCAGTCGCTCCCGCTCAACCTGAGTTCCACGGTCCACACGGTCCGCTCGGCGTTGGGTGCCATGAGCTTCCCGCTCGGCATCGAAGGCTCGGGGTTCAGCTCGGCTGGTCGCTACGGCGCCGGCACGAATCAGGTTGTCAAAACCTACGTGCCGAAAACGCTCCAGCAGACCCTCGTGGTGATGGTTCACGGCGGTGGCTGGGTGGATGAACAATGGGAAATGACCGGCACGTATGCCAACAACCTCTACAAAGATGGGGTTGGCACGGTCATCCTCCCGAACTACCGGGACGCTTCCTCCACGGAAGGTGCCTTCCCTGGTCAGTTTGAAGACATCGAAGCGTCTGTCAACTGGGCGCTCGCTCATACGTCTGAACTGAACCTGATTGCCAACCCTCACGTCGTCCTGGTTGGTGGCTCGGCTGGAGGTCACATTGTCTCGATGGTCGCTGAGCGCATGAACGCGGCGAACCCCGGCACGATCGACGGTGTCTGCACATTGTCAGGTATCTACGACATTCGTGCCTTGGTCGAACTGATGGAATCGGGCGAACCGTACAAGGAACTGACCTGGCCGACGAAAAGCGTCAATAACCTCACGGAACACGTACAGGAGGCGCTCCAGGAGCAGATGGTTTACACGTCGCCCTTCACCGGGGAAAAAGGCGTTACGAACCTCGGGCATGGGCCGTTTACGAACGCTGCGGAATCTCGCCGCGCCCAGGAACGCGCCTCTCCGCAGCAGGGCACCGTTAGTGGCGCTCGGTGGCTGCTCTTCAACTCGAACGAAGACCTGATCCCGAATAGCCAGGTTGAAAACTTCAACTTGAAGCTCCAGGGCGAAGGCAGGTCGAGCGAATACCGCTCGATCATCGAAAAAGGCCATTCGTTCACATACTGGGCGAAAACCGGGCCAGAAGGCAAAACGGTCCGGGAAGAAGTCGGAAAGTTCATCCTCTCCTTCACGGGAGAAGGCGAAGGGCGCGCTGCGCTGCCGTTTGGGTTGTCCTCGAAGGTCAACTCGTACAGAACGGCATCTGGGTCGATCTCATTGCCAATCGGTGAGCAGTCGAAGACTTCTTCGGTCAGGACGGCCACAGGATCCCTGAAGGCCGTGATCTCGGTCTCGGGGCATGGCGGGAAGGGCGATGTCGGCCAGTCGCTCCTCGGAATGCCTCTCGGCCTGGCAACACGGACAAGGGTTGTCCGTTCTACCGCCGGCGCGCTCTCGCAGACCCTCGGTGTCAATGGACACTCGCAGGGACCCGTCAGGGGCCAGATGTCGCTATCACTTGGCGTAACGGGTGCCGGTGAACAGCTCCGTCTGACGATTGCCCGCCGACACTCGTTCGCAGTCATCACGATGCGCCGGCTGTACGCGCAGGTCAGTACCCCGCACCCGATCTACTCGAAGGTGACTGTGCCACAGGCGTATGCCGTGGTTGTCCGGCAACCTAGCTAACACAGGAGGGCGCGATGCCCCCTTACCCCAAGCACCCGTCTGCACGGGCACGCCGGAACCAAGTGAGCACCGCGACGGCGCTCGTTGTCACATCACCGAATGTCAAGCCCGAGCTGCCCCAGCGGTACCGGGTTGTCAAGGTCAAAGAAGACGGCGAGACGATAACGGTCCGTGAACCTGCGGATTGGCACCCGAACGCACTCTACCTGTGGGAGGCCCTGTGGTCTTCCGAGATGGTGGATGAGTTCCTCGGGGTTGACATCCCCACGCTGATTCGTCTCGTCGCCCTGGAAACCGAGTATTGGGAGCGGTTCGAGGACGGCCGGTCTACGACAATGGTGTCGAGCAACATCGACGCCCTCATCAAGCAGTACGGCCTCACGCCGATGGCACGCCGGTCCCTGGACTGGGTCATTGCCGAGACGGAGGAGACCACCTCGAAGACGAGGAAGCGGAACACGAAGCGCGTGGATGTCACGTTGACGGACGCCGACATTGTCGAGCTGCCCCTGTCAGCGCCGACTGCGGATCCGACCGATGTCCTGTACCAGTAATGGGCGTCTTCGTAATCCCGAAACGGGATAACCGCACAGGTATCACGCTTGGCCCGCAGATCAAGTGCTGGATGGAGTCGTACCTAGTCCACGGTCCGGGAGACATCCGAGGCCAGAAATACTCGCTTGACATCGAGAAGGCCGCGATCCTCCACATGGCCTACGAACTCCAGGCCCCTGGCACCATGACCCCGGAGGGGCTGGACATCTCTGGCCGCCGCCGGTTCAAGCGGGTCGGGCTGTCTGTCCGGAAGGGCTGGGCCAAGACCGAGTTCGCGGCGGCTGTGACCGCCGGCGAGCTGCACCCCGCCGCACCTGTCCGCTTCGACCATTGGGCCGAGGAGGGCGAGGAATCGGAGTGGGACTACGTCGATGAGAACGGCTTGTGGCGCCCGTACAAGTATGCGGCCGGCGAGCCCGTCGGCGTGGGTGTCTTCGACCCGTATATCCCGATGGTTGCCTACACGGAGGATCAGAGTGAGGAGCTTGCCTATGGCGCTCTCAAAGTCATGCTTGAAGAAGGCCCGCTCGCTGCTGACTTTGACATTGGCAACGAACGCATCCTTGTGCTGGATCCTGGAGGAAAAGCTGCGGGAAAGGCCGTCGCACTCGCCTCGTCCCCGGATTCTAGAGATGGTGCTAGGACAACCCTAAACATCTTCGACGAGACACACCGTATGACAACGGAAAAACTCGTCGCGTCGCACCAGACCATGTTGGCGAACATCCCGAAGCGTAAAGCTGCGGATGCGTGGACTCTGGAGATCACTACGGCGTTCGAGCCGGGACTCGGCTCGGTTGCCGAAGGGACGATGGATTACGCCCGCATGGTGGCGGAAGACAAGATCAAGGACTCCCGGCTGTTCTTCTACCACCGGCAGGCCGACGATCACCACGTTCTCCGGAACGAGGACAGCACGCCGAACATCGGGGGAATGCGGGCCGCCGTCATTGATGCGTCTGGCCCGGCTTCTTCGTGGACGGACATTGACGCCATTGTCGAGCTTGGTCTGGATCCTCAGACCGACATGGCCTACTGGGAGCGCGTCTGGCTGAACAGGCCGGTACAGCAGTCTCTCCAGGCGTTCCCACTCGACATGATTGACAAAGACGTATTGGAGGGGTACCTGCCTCCCAGGGGCGCGAAGGTCGTCCTGGGCTTCGATGGTGCTCAGACGCGGGACACCACGGCGATCGTGGTGACTGATCTCGCTACTGGCCGTCAAGCCCTGTATGCGTGCTGGGCTAACCCCGGCACTCAGGACAACTGGTCTGTACCCGCCGACGAGGTGGATGCGGCGGTCGCGTCTGCGTTCGACTACTGGGATGTCTGGCGGATGTACGCCGATCCCTACTACTGGGATACGCACGTTGCCGAATGGGTAGCGAAGTACCCGCACAAGCGTGGGAAAGAACGTGGACATCCCCGCGTTTTCCAATGGCCCACGAACACACACAAGAGGATGGCCCTCTCCTTGAAGGCGTATATCGCCGGGATGAAGGAGGGAGTGTGGACGTATGACGGCAACCCTGTTTTCAGGGCGCATCTTGCGAATGCCAGAAAGTACGCCATACCCATCCTTGACGAAGACGGGGTCAACCTGTTCCTTATCCGTAAGGAGCGACCTGACTCTCCTCTCAAGATCGACGCGGCAATGGCCGGCTGTCTTTCGTGGGAGGCGTATCGAGACGCAATAGCGGCTGGGGTGAATGTCAACCTCATCTCGCGCGTCCCGATGACGGTCTACTAGCTGCTGGCTGCGGCGCATACATAGCGCCATACCGCGCGGGCAGCCGCAGAAGCCACCCATGAGACGCCCACATAGGCGAGTGGTGGTCGGTGCCCTCATAGGCGCCCGCCCCGGCGACGGCCGGGGCAACACTTCGATCACACCAGGAGACCCATATGGCCTCGACGCCAGCGGAAGCCAAGCTGTACCTGATCCACATGGATCAGAAACTCAAGGCGCGCAACCCGCAGATCCAACTGTGGGAGAACTACTACGAGGGGATTCACCGCCTCCAGTTCGCAACGTCTCGCTTCCGGGCCACGTTCGGCAATCTCTTCCGGGAGTTCGCTGACAACTGGTGCGAGCTGATCGTGGACGCCTCTGTCGAGCGTCTCATCATCAACGGCTTCCGCTCAGGCACAGGCGCGGATGAGGCCGACGAGGAAGCGACCCGCATCTGGCAGGACAACTACCTGGACGCCGACTGCCGTATGGCGCACACGGAGGCTGTCAAGCTCGGCCACGCCTACATCCTGGTGGACCCCGATGGCAACAAGGCGTATGACACGGAGAGTCCGCTCATCACGATCGAGCACCCGACGCAGGCGATCGTCCTGCATGACGCTGCGAATCCGCGTCTCAGGGTCGCCGGCCTGAAAGAGTGGGTCGATCACCAGGGCAGGATCCTGGCAACGGTCTACCTGCCGGACGCCACCTACCGCTACGAAGCGGAGGAGAAGGGCCACGAGGAAGAGCGTGGTCTCGCGGTGTCTGGCCTGTGGACACCCACGGACTACCTGAACAGCCCCACCACCGGCGCTGGCAATGGGATCGAGTGGGTGCCCCGTAAGGACGCCCCGTTCTGCACCCCGAACCGGCTGAAAGTCGTATCGCTGATCCCGCTCCGGAACAACCCGACTCTCGCGGTCGGTGGTCGTTCTGACATTGCGGTGGTCATCCCGGTGCAGGACGCCGTGAACAAGCTCGTCTCGGACATGATGATCGCGTCCGAGTTCGCGTCGTTCGCTCAGCGTTGGGCTACTGGACTTGAAGTTCCGAGAGACCCGGAGACGGGCCGTGCATTGACAGACGAGCAGTTTCTCGCGTCTGTCGGCCGCGTGTGGGTGTCGGAGCACCCGGAGGCGAAGTTTGGCCAGTTCGAGGCCACGGACCTCCGGAACTACGTGCAAGCGATCGAGATGCTGATTCAGCACATCGCGGCATTGACGAGGACTCCTCCTCACTACCTCCTTGGCCAGTCTGGTGCGTTTCCTTCGGGCGACTCCCTGACGGCCACAGAGACCGGCCTTGTTGCCAAGGTCAAGTCCAAGAAAACGGACTTTGAGGGTACGTGGAACGAGACAATCCGTCTCGCGTTCCGTGCCGCCGGCGACGAGGCTAAGGCCAAAGATCCTGTGAAGACTGTTTGGGGAGACCCGGAGCAGCGCATCAGGTCGCAGCGCATTGACGGCGCAATCAAGCTGTCAACGATCGGCGTCCCACAGCAGGCCCTCTTCGAGGAGATCGGAGCGGACCCGGACACGATCAAGAGGTGGAAGGCGATGAAGAAGGCGATGGGTCTCGACGAAAACTCCACGGAGTTCGGGATCGTCCCCGTCACCCCCGAAGCCCCAGGTGCAGGTCCGGATGGCAATGGCGCTCAGGAGAAGAACGTCACCGAGGCCGTCCGCGTTTCACGCATCCAGAACTAGACGCTCCGAGAGCGTCGTAAAGGAGACACATGCCCGAGTCCGCGACGGACCCGCTCGCTGCTGCATTCACGGCGGCGGGAGCTACACCTGCACCCGCAGATCCGCTCGCTGCACCTGACCCGCCGGCTGCCGCACCGCCGGCTGCGCCTGACCCTGCCGATCAGATCATCGCGCAGGCTGACAATCCCGACTCCGTCCGTCGTCTGATTGACACGGAACGTGAGACTGCCCGCGAGGAGAAGCGCAGGTCGGCTGACGCCTATGCCCGCGCTCGTGACCTTGAGGCCCAGCTCGACGCGCAGATCCAGGCGTCCAAGCCCCTTGAGCAGCAGATCGCGGAGGCCAGGGCCGAGGCCGAGAGCGCTCGTATTCAGGCTCTCCGGTACGAGGTCGCCTCTGAGCAGGGGATCCCGTTCCAGCTTGCATCCCGTCTTACCGGCTCCACTAAGGAGGAGCTGGCCGCCGACGCCGACACGCTCAAGGCTTTCGTGGCAATGAGTGGTCAGCCGGCACCTTCGGCCCCGCCTGACGGCGGCGTCCGCATCACCCCGCCGGCGAAGAGTGACCCGACCAAGGATCACAACAGCTTCATCCTCCAGGCCATTGCCGCCCGCCAGGGGTCTACTGGCGGTAACGGCTCCCTGTTCTCAGGGCTTGAGCCTGCACCGGCTGGCGACTAGTAGCGGGCGACCCGCTCATTGACAAGGCGTGTGTGGTTTTCACCCCGCGCCCGTAGTCCCCGCGATGGGGCGAATCACACACACCCATACCTAACACCCAGGAAAGGCTAAATGCCCACTCCGTCAGTAACTAACCAGATCCCTATCCGCGAGGGTTCCGAAGCAGCCGGTGGATACCTCCTCCCTCCGGAGCAGGGCGAGATCCTGGTCAACGGCATCCTTGTCGAGACCGGCGCTCTCCAGATCGCGGGCGACGCCCGCAGCACGTCTGCCCGTAAGACGAACTTCCCGATTTGGGAAGGCCGCCCCGTCGCTGGACCCGTAGGCGAGGGTGCAGAAAAGGGTGTCACGGGAGCCTCGTTCAACCAGGCTGTCCTGAATGTCAAGAAGTTCGCGTCCATCGTCCTGTTCACGGACGAGCAGCTCCAGGATCTCCAGAACGGGGATCTCAACGTGCTGGTTGACGCCGGCGTTCGCCAGGCTCTCTCGGTGGCAATCGACGCTCACGCGCTCGGCAGCTCCGGTGGAACCTACATCGAAAAGGGCGCGACGCAGGAATCGACTGTCAATGGCGCCTCGGAAGCGAAGGAGGGTGCCAAATACGGTTCCGTCTTCGACTCTCCGCTGCTCGGCCAGGCCAGTCAGGGAATCGTCCTGCCGGGTGTCACCGAAACCAACATCCAGAAGGGTGTGTCGGCTGGTCTGGCGCTCCTGGAGGAAAACGGCTACGGCAACCCGAACGACATCGGCGTTCTCGTCGGCTTCGGGTTCCAGCGCTATCTGCGTGATGCGCGTGACGGCTTCGGCCGTCCGCTGTACGACGGTGGCTCGTTCGGTGGTCAGTCGGTTGACGCCTTCTACGGCCTCGACCGTGCTCACTCGACGAACCTGGCGGCAATCACCAGCGCTGCTCAGACGATCAAACTGGCGAGCACCTCCGGTTCCGCGTCCTACGTGGTCTCCGGTCGCTCGGGCGAAACCAACCCGGTTCCGCTCTACATCGGTCAGCCGGTGGAAGCGAACGCTGCCCTCGGCATCGTCGGAACGGAAATCGTCATCAAGGCGATCACCGGCAAAATCGG